TCCGCACGATCGAATTGCACAAGTAGGAGCCAGAGGCATGAACGAACACGAGGCAGCCCACTATCGCAATCTCATCGACATCCATCGGCGCATTCAAGACCCGCTTGTCATCATCAAAGTCGACCACTTGCAGTATCTTCTTGACTGTCTAGAGCCGAAGCCACGCGTCAAGGTCAAAGCCGTGGGGAGTGTGCAGTCATGACCGAAGACCAACTAACCTTCATCGCCACCCGGATCATGGACCGCGTCGAGAGAGACGGCAACGGGATGCAACTGACCGCTCTCGTCGAAGAGCTAAGGGCAGGGCTGGCGATTGTTCAGGCGCATCAACCAGCGCCGATCCAACATGCACCGTTAGTGGGCGAAAGCCAGTATCTGGCGGACCAACTTCGCCAGAGCAAAAATTCGCTCAATTCGGCTGTTGCTGGTCCACGCGAAGGCGCTTTGGCAAGCGATGGCCGGCTTGTTTATCGGTTCACAAATGGCGCGTGGCTGCCGGTGGCCATTAGCTAAAGTCTCAAGTTCGCTTCCCTTCGTCCTGCGTCCCAGACCAACCACAACCAATAGGACGCCATATGGACACCATCAGCCCGACCGCAGAGCGAGTGGCCCGCGCGGCGCACGGCATCGACGAGCCTGAGGTTACACAAGCCACACAGCGCAGGGCCTACGTCGTCCGTGACATCTGGGGCAACATGCGCCGGTTGAACCAGATCACCGATGAAGAGCGAGACGCCGGCCAGAAGTTTGCTGCGCATCTAGAGCTGGCCTATCGTGGCCGATCCATTACCCCCAGCTATGGCCAGCGCCACGCAGAAGGCACGCCAGTCAGCCAGCTCTCAGGCTACGCCGCAGAGGCTGACATGGCGCGTACCGTCGATTACTACGTGTTGCACGCCCAGGCTAAGGCCGCCCTTCCACCATCCGCCCGTATGGCCATGCTGCTTGCCTGCGACGGCAAGACGGCATCCCACATCGGCAAGCTGATTGCTGGCATCACCGACGACAAGCGCGCGGCTGCGAGCGGCGTGGCCTATCTGAAGATCGCCTTGGAGATGCTTACGCACCACTACGGTACCAATCGTCCACGAGCACCGTGACCGGGCTAATTGACAGGCCCTGCAAATCACCGCATAAACGCCACAATGCCGACACAAGCGCCCGAGGCCCAACAGCCTTCCGGGCGCTTCTGCTTTTGGGGCCTCATGAACACCGAACACCGCGTCACACGGGTTCAACTCCTATCAACCGCCGCTCTTGTGCTTGCCGTTGCAGTCTTGGCTCTCCTGAAATGACCGAGGACCTCGACGACCTCGAAGTAGACGAGGCCGATCTAATCATCTGCGACCTCATCGAATTGCTCAAGACTTACCGCCTCGGCGTGAACGCTGCCGTTGAGATGACGACGGAACGAATGGTTGAGTTGTATCCCGAGATCAAGCCTAAGCCAGCCGTGCACTAGGGGACACACTCACATGCGATCATGGATCAAGCGTCGCTATGACCAATACACGCCGCACGGCAAGCTTTGGCTAACGGTTGGCACTATTGCCCTGGTCGTCGACATTGCCATCGGGTTTAACGGCGGCATCTCACAGGCCACGTTCTGGCATGGTGTCGGCGCGGCGATGCTGGCCATGGGCTTCGCATTTCTGCCTGATGCTGCTTACGAGGAATTCGACGCCGGTCGCTATCTCTCGGCTATCGTCCTGGCTCTCTTGTGCGTGCCCATCGGCATCAAGGCTTTTGAGCAGCAAGTCACCTACACGGCCGGCATGCGCCATGGCGAAATCCAGCATACGCAGATCGTCAACGCCCGCCACAGCGGCGCTCAGCAGGCTGTCGAGGAAACCCGCACCAACTTCAAGTTGTTTCAAGATCGGTTGAAGGCCCTGCATGTCGAGCGCACGGCGGCCATGGAAAAGAACCCATGGCTTACGACAGTGCAAGCCGACGCCTTGCGGGATCAGGTCAAGACCCTCGACGACAAGATTGCAGCAGAGATTGCCGGTGGCCGTGGTGGCCGCGCCAAGGGCTGCAAAGCCGAGTGCGAGAAGCTAAAGGACGAGCGCAATAAGGTCCTAAACCAGATTGCCGCCGCTGAAAGCCTCACGGGCCTCGATGCTAAGATTGCGGAGTTGAACACGCAAATTGCCGGGACCAAGGCCGTGCTCGACAAGGAGCGCAACAAGGCCGACACGGCAGAGCATCGCGACAGCCTGAACGTCGCTGTGGCCCAGGTCACGTCTCAAATCGTCAATCTCGTGCGCGGTGAAGCCCCAGCAGAGGCTATCAAAGCCGACGAGATTTCCATGCGCTACGCCACGCTTGGCAGCGCCGGCCTTGGTTCGTTTGCCTTGCTGGTGTTGGCTCCGATTGGGTTCTTTCTCGCCGGCCGCCGCCGCAAGGAAGACCATCAGGCAGACATCGCCCCGCCTGCGACTGTCACTAAGGCTGACACTCGCCCTTCTGTTCTCAAAACCCACACCATTGCCCAGCTTCGGAGCCTCGCAGCGTGACCTGGGTTCTCCACTTCGGCGACAATCAAACTCGCCCCTTGACCAAAGAGGAAGCCAAGCTCTTTGCCAAGGCCAAGCTGAAGGCAGACGGCACACTCGACCGACGCACCAATAAGGCACTACTTAAGATTGAACAGGCTCTTGCTGCCAAGGCAGAGCAAGCATGACCGATGAGCGCGGCAATCCTGGTTATTCCCCAGACGAACGCAGCGACATTCAAGGCCGCATCTGTCTTGGTCTCATGGTTGGGAAATCTCTCAAGAGCATCCTCGACAATGACCCGACGATGCCTACTCGGGAAACGATTTACCGTTGGCTGCATGAAGACGTCGATTTCCATGACAACTACACGCGCGCGCGTGAAGCGCAGGCCGATTATTTTGCTGATGAAATCGCCAATATTGCAGACACTGAGCCTGATCCCAACAAGGCGCGCGTTCGCATCGACGCGCGCAAATGGGCGGCTGGGAAGCTAAAGCCGAAGGTGTACGGTGATAAGCTCGACGTCACAGGAATCGACCTCAAGCTTTCCGATGAGCAGCTTGAATCTAGGCTTACTTTCGTCCTCCGAAAAGCGGGAGCTATTGCTGCTGCTGGAGGAGAAGGAACGCCGGATCCAGCGCAAGAAGTTCTTCAGCATGTACCCGGAGACGGGACCACTAAGGCGTGAGCTGTACGCCAAGCACATGACGTTTTTTGCGGGCGGCACGCAGCACATGGAACGCTGCATGATGGCCGCAAACCGCGTTGGCAAGACCTGGGGCGTCGGTGCTTACGAGACGACATGCCATCTGACGGGGCTCTATCCTGACTGGTGGGTTGGGCGGCGGTTCAAGCGGCCGATTGAGGCTTGGACAGCCGGCGACACCATCGAGACGACTCGAGACGTCATTCAGGTGGCGTTGACGGGCGTCGGAGGCGAGGGCGGCGACGGCGAGCTTGGAACGGGAATGATCCCCGGCCATTTGATCGTTGGTAGCCCAAGCACGAAACGCGGCATCTCTGGTGCATTTGATACGATCCGAGTCCGGCATGTGACGGGCGGTGTCAGCAAGATCGGTTTCAAAGCCTACGATCAAGGACGGGCCAAGTTTCAGGGCACGAAGAAGGACTTGGTTTGGCTCGACGAAGAGCCTGACATTCACGTTTACGAAGAGTGTGTGCTTCGCCTCACGGCCACGACGCCAGGCGATGAAAACGGGCTGATGCTTTGCACGTTCACGCCGCTGAATGGCATCAGCAAGGTGGCACTGAAGTTCCTGCCGGAGTTAGCGCCGCAATGAAGACAGCCGAAGCCGAGCTTGAAGGCATTTACGGGTTCAAGAAGATCAGCGTTAACCTTTGGCGTGGCGACCACTATTGGGCGACGATCAAAAGTGATGGGCGCATTCGGTTTAGCGTCGAGAAGCCGACCACCGAATGAGCCGCCTCTGCGTTCAGGCCACGTGGGACGACGTCCCTCATCTCTCGGCCGAAACCAAAGCGCAAATGCTCGACGCCATGCAGCCGCACATGCGGGACGCGCGGACTAAGGGCGTTCCGACCATGGGCTCGGGCGTCATTTATCCGGTGCCTGAGAGCGTTGTTGTTGAGCAGCCCTTCGAGATCCCAGATTATTGGCCACGCGCGTATGGCATGGACGTCGGCTGGAACCGAACGGCAGCAATCTGGGGCGCCTGGGATCGACATAGTGACACGGTGCATCTCTACGCTGATCACTACATGGGCCAAGCCGCGCCCGCCATTCACGCCGACGCAATCAAGGTCAAGGGTGAGTGGATTTGGGGCGCGATCGATCCGGCCAGCGCTGGCGCAAGTCAGAAGGACGGCCAGTCGCTACGCATGGAATACCAGCGTCTAGGGCTTAACCTTGTCGATGCCGACAACACCGTCGAGGCGGGCATTCACGCTTGCTATCAGCGCATGGTGTCGGGTCGGCTCAAGATTTTCTCGACGCTGCGCAATCTCATCTCCGAGCTCCGCATCTACCGACGCAACGAGGATGGCAAGATCATTAAAGAGAATGACCACGCGATGGACGCCATGCGCTACCTGATCATGTCCGGCATGAAGGTCAGCAAGACCGCGCCGTATCTTGACGAAGAGCAGCCGCATGAGCGCAAGACGCGCAACGCGAGCACGGGCTACTGATGGGCGATTTCCCCGAGATGCTCGACCCCATGGCCGACGCGATGGCCCCGCAGATGATGACGCCGCAATCGGCTGAGATCATCCCATTTGCGCCGATGTTTGAGCCGCCGCCTTCGCCTGAGTTGATCGCGCTGCGCAAGATAGTCATGGGCTTGCAGCGTGTTGCCAGCTCGCCTAATGCGGTCGATGAGTTCGACGATTCCCGCATTGCTGGACTCGGTCAATTGGTGGTCCGCGAATACGACCTTGACGACGACAGCCGCAGCGATTGGAAGGCCACGGCAACTCGCGCCATGGACCTTGCCCGCCAGAAGCGCGAGGAGAAGTCGAGCCCGTGGCCTGGCGCGTCCAACGTCAAATACCCGATGCTTGCCACGGCTGCGCTGCAGTTCGCTGCTCGCGCCTACCCTGCTATTGTTGATGGCCCGCGCATCGTCAAGTGTCAGGTGATCGGCCGCGACGAAAACGGCATGAAGGCTGCGGCCGCTGACCGCGTCTCCCAGCACATGAGCTATCAGCTTATGTATGAGGTCGAGAACTGGGAGAGCGACCTAGACACGGCCTTGCATCAATTGCCCATCGTGGGTTGCTGCTTCAAAAAGGTTTACGCGGAGCCGAGCAAGCCGGCTGGCTTCTGCGATGACTTGGTGTCAGCCTTTGACGTGGTGGTCAACCAAAGCGCTCGCTCGCTCGAAAGCGTGCCGCGCATCACCCACAAGCTAAGCCTCTATCCGCATGAGATCATCGAGCGGCAGCGTGACGGCCGGTTCAAGGAGTTCGACTTTAAGGGCAGCGGCGAGGATAGCAGCGACCCCGACAGCCCGCATGAATTCCTCGAGCAGCAACGCTACTGGGACAGCGACGAAGACGGCTTCCCCGAGCCCTGGATTGTCACGGTTCACAAGCAAACTCAGACCGTCGTCAAGCTTGTAGCCGGGTTTGACCTCGATTCGATCCAGATTGATGAACGCAAGTTCCGCATTAAGCAGATGTCGCGGATCAAGTATTTTGTGAAAATCCCGTTCATTCCAGACCCGCAAGGCGGCTTTTACGACATCGGTTTTGGCAAGCTGCTTGAGCATCTGTCGGACGTGATCGACACGACCATCAATCAGATGATGGACGCCGGCACGCTGCAGAACGCGGGTGGCGGCTTTATTGCGGCTGGTGTCGACATCTCCAAGGGCAAGGCGGAAGTCCGCTTGCGGCCCGGACAGTACAAGACGGTGCAGACGGCGGTTCCTGACCTTCGCGCCGGCATCGTCTCGATGGAGCATCCAGGCCCCAGCAAGACGCTGTTTGAGCTTTTGTCGCTGATGATCGACAGCGGGCGCGACATCGCCAGCATTCAGGACATTCTTGTTGGCGACAGCCCGGCCAACGAGACCGCAACCACGACAATGGCCAAGATTGAGCAGGGGCTCAAGGTGTTCACGGCCATCTATAAGCGCATCTATCGGGCGCTGCGCTCTGAGTACAAGATGATCTTCGAGATCAACAAGCGCGGTCTCGACGGCGTCAAATACGTGGCCTTGCTCGACGAGCCAGCCGAGGTCACGCAGGCCGACTACATGGGCGACATGGACGTGATGCCCACGGCCGACCCAAATACGATTACGGATATGCAGCGCATGTCCAAGGCGCAGTTCGTGCTTGAAGAGGCCAAGGCCGGCAATCCGCATATCAACATGTTCGAGGCGACCAGGCGGGCGCTTGAAGCCGCGCGCGTCGACAACGTTGAAGGCGTGCTTGTTCCGCCGCCGCCGCCAGATCAGCCGCCGCCACCGACGCCAGAAGAAAAGCTGGCCGAGATCAAAGCTCAGTCGATGCGCGACGAGATTGAAGCCAAGCGCGAGATGGCCGCGATCGACATCGAGTCCAAGCTGGCCGACGCGCAACGCAAGATGATTGAGGGTGAGCAGAAAATGGCCATGATGGCCCAGACGCTCGACATGAAGCAGCGCGAAATTGAGATTCAGGCATCGGCGCTTGACGTCAAAGCTCGAGAGGCTGACTTGCGTGCTGCGGAAGTCGAAATGAAGCACGAGGTTGCCTCGGCTGGCTACAAGGCCAAATGAAGATCGACCCGGAGACGTTTGACGAGTGGCTGGCACACCCGATGACAGAGGCACTGTATCGGGCCATGGCCAGCCTAGAAGAACAAGCAAAGTCATCGTGGATGAGTACGTCATGGGGCGCGGGCAACAGTGACCCGGAAACCCTGGCGAAGCTGCGTAGCCGAGCAAGCACGCTCAGTGAGTTGAGACACATGACAGCCGAGCAATTAGAGGGATTACTCTCATGACAAAAGCAGCGGCACTAAGGGTGCCAAGTCTGAATCTGTCCGGCATTGACCCCGTTGAATACAAGGTGGTCGTGCTTCCGGTTGAAGAGAAGGGCTATGTCGAACTGAAAGGCGGCTTCAAGCTGCACAAGCCTGACGAGACGAAAGAGCGCGACAAGCACGCCGCGATGGAAGGCGACCTTGTTGCGGTATCACCGCTGGCGTTCTCCTACGAAGAATGGCCCGCAACCGCGCGCAAGCCAACTTCAGGCGACCGTGTCGTGTTTGCTCGCTACGCCGGCATTACGATCACCGGATCTGACGGCAAAGAATACCGCGTGATGAACGACAAAGACGTTGTGGCGGTGCGCCGATGAGCGACGATCTGAACCAAGGCGTTGCCGTCCCCGGCGAAGGCAGCGCGCCCGCATCGCCGCCGCCAAGCGTCGACAACGAGCCGGCAGACCGCGTCGAACAGGGCGACCATCAGCAGCCAGCCGGCGACGACACCGAATCCCGCGCGAAAGCCATGGGCTGGGTGCCGAAAGAAGAGTTCCGAGGGCCACCCGAAAACTGGCGGGACGCCTCGGAGTTCGTCAAGCGCGGCGAGGAAGACTTGCCGATCGTGCGCGAGCGGCTTCGTGCTGCGACCCGCAAAATCTCCGAGCTTGAAAGCAACTTCAACCAGCAGGTTGCCCGCCTCGAGAAGATGTCCGAAACGGCGCTCAAGCGCCAGCGTGACCAGCTTGTCGGCGCCTATGAAAACGCTATGCGCCAGGCGGTCGAGACCGGTGACACGCAACGGTATGACCAACTTCGCCAGGACATGGGGCAGGCGGTCGAGCGTCACGACGCGCAAATTCGCGAAGTCGCAGAGCCGAAACCGCAACAGCCCGCCCGCGATCCAGATGCCGACGCCTGGATTCAGCGCAATTCGTGGTTCAACGCCGACCGTGAAATGCAGCTTGTTGCTGTGGCGAGGTCCGATGCTCTGGCACGGGAGCGGCCGGGCCTGTCGATGCGCGAAAACCTCGCCGAGGTCGAGCGCTACGTTCGATCCCGCTATCCAGACAAGTTCGGCGCTTCGCGAGCACAGCCCCTCAACCTTGAAGGCGGCTCGCGAATTGCCAATGGTGGCCCTCGTCAAAAGGGCGCGTCCGATCTCCCGGCCGACGCACGCGCGCAAGGTGAGCGCTTCGTCAAGCAGGGTCTCTTCAAGAACATATCCGAATACGCTTCGGACTATTGGGCTCAGGATCAATGAACCAGATCATCAAGCAACCGTCACCCCGCATCGAAGCCGAACGTCAGCAACGTCGGCGCCGTGAAGACACGGGCCTCAGTCGCCGCAGGAATCTGGCGATCACGGGCGAGATGGACCCAAACTTTACCTATCGTTGGGTCAACGACGAGCCGGGGCGCATGCACGCTCTGACGGTTGCGGATGACTGGGAGGTTGTGACGTTCGACCAGAAGGGACCGAAGGACGTTTCCGTCGGCACTGGTGCAGAACGCATTGTCGATCGGCGTACCGGCAAACGGGCGATCTTGCTGAGGAAGCGAAAAGACTACTACGTCGGCGACAAAGCCAAGGAACAGGCAATGATCGACGACACTGAGAAATCAATCAAGCGCGGCCAACTCAAGAGCGAGTCCGGCACGCCTGAAGCGGGCGGCTACGTGCCGCAAGCGATCAGCGTATCCCACGGCGGCGCATTTAAACCCTAACCCCTCATCAGGACATAACCCATGGCAAACGCCAATACGCCGTTCGGGCTGCGCCCGGTTCGGCATCGCAGCGGTGCGCCTTACAACGGCGCCGCGACACGCTACTTTGTGCCGGCTTCCGACAGCACGGCTCTCTACATTGGTGATCCCGTCATCATCGCCGGTTCGTCCGACGCTGACGGCGTGGCGACTGTGACCCGCGCCACCGCTGCTGGCGGCGCGTTTCTGCTTGGCCCGGTGGTTTCGGTTGAGTCTGAAACCCGCGATTCCCTCACCTACCGCGCGGCCTCGACCGCTCGCTATGTCTGGGTGGCCGACGATCCCGATCTCCAGTTTGAGATCCAGGAAGACGGCGTCGGCGGCGCTCTGGCCGTGACCAGTGTTGGCCAGAACGTTGACCTTGTTGCCGGCACGGGCTCGACCGTTACCGGACTTTCCGGCTTCCAGGCGGATAGCTCCACGGCGGCGACGACCAACACGCTTCAGCTTCGGATCATGGGATTCTCTCGGAGGATCGACAACGAAGTGGGCAACGCCAACGCCAAGATGCTTGTCAGCATCAATCTGCACACGCTGCGCAACCTGACCGGCATCTAAGGAGATCTGAACCATGGCCGTTATCACAACTGGCAATCACCCAAAGGCCCTATGGCCTGGGATGCACAAATTCTGGGGCCGGCAGTATTCCGAGCACCCGCAGGAGTGGTCGCAGATCTTTGAGACGGAAACCTCCGAGAAGAATTACGAAGAGGATACCGAGGTCACTGGCTTCGGCTTGGCTAAAGAGAAAAACCAGGCAATGGCTGTTGAGTTCGACAGCGAAAGCCAGGGGCCGACCAAGCGCTATACGCACGTCACCTACGGCCTCGGCTACATCGTGACGCGCGAAGAGCAGGAAGACAACCTTTATGAGGTCGTCTCTAAGCGTCGCATCAAGGCGCTTGCCTTCTCGGTTCGCCAGACGGAAGAGATCGTTGCCGCCAACATCCTGAACCGTGCGTTCAACTCGAGCTACACGGGCGCGGACGGCAAGGAGATGATTGCGACGGACCACCCGACCGTGGACGGCACGCAGTCGAACGAGTTGACGACGGCAGCCGACTTCAGCGAAGCGTCGCTTGAAGACTTGCTGATCCAGATCATGGAAAGCAAGAATTCGCGCGGTTTGCGCATCTCGCTGATGCCGAAAAAGCTGATCGTGCCGCCGTCTCTGGCGTTTGACGCGGAACGCGTCATGAATTCGACGCTGCAGAGCGGCACGGCCAACAACGACGTTAACGCCGTCAAGTCGATGGGGTTGATTAAGGGCGGCGCGGTCGTCAACCACTACCTGACCGACTCGGATGCGTTTTTCGTCCAGACCAACGCCCCGAACGGTTTGATGCGGTTCAACCGGCGCGCAACCGAGTTCCGTCAGGACAACGACTTCGATACCGAGAACGCCAAGGCCAAGGCCACGCTTCGTTTCAGCGTTGGTTGGACCGACTGGCGCGGCATCTTCGGCAGCCCTGGCGCATAAGGAGGTTCACGCATGCCGGTTACTCGTTTTCCTGGCGGCGTGGCCGTGGGTGGCGCTCACACGGGCGCCACTACTGCTTCCGCTATGCTTGTTATGCGCGGCTCATTCAGTTCGACGTCATCCACTCAAGTTCTGATCGGCACCTTGCCGGCCGGAGCGCGCGTGACTGACGTTCGGTCCTGGGGCGGCGGCACGGGCGGCACTAACCCAACGGTTGACGTTGGCACGGTGGCTGATGACGACGGTTTTGCCAATGAGCTTGATGCAGACGGCAATTCGTCCGGCTTTGTGGCTGGCACGCTTGGCGTCTTGTGCAACACCGCGTTGACCGTTCCAACCCCGGTGTACGGCAAGGTTGGCGCGTCGGCAGCATCAGGCGGCTCAACGGTCGTGCACATTCACTACATCGTCGAGGACGTCTGATGCCGGACGGGATGAAGTACACCCGGATCTCGACGGCCACGACGACGGTCGTCAAAAGCGGCAAGGGCAAGTTGCAAAGCATCACGCTTAACAAGCCCGTCGCGTCCTCGACGATCACGATTTACGACAACACGGCCGGATCTGGCACGGTCATTGGGCTTATCACGAACACCACGGACGTGAAGCCCTATGACGTGACGTACAATCTGAACTTCCAGACCGGCCTCACCATCGTGACCAGCGGCGCGGATGATTTGACGGTGGTCGCAGGATGAGTGGCGAGGGCTACAGGTCAGGGGACTACTACGTCCTTTGCGACGAGTGCGGGTTTAAAGTCAGGTCGTCTGACACCCGCATGCGTTGGGATAATCGACGTGTGTGTCTCAAGGATTGGGAGCCCCGCCACCCGCAAGACTCGGTGCGCGGCAGACGGGATCGCCAACGCGTCCCCGACGCCCGCCCCGAACCTGCCGACGTGTTTCTCAATCCGAACGACGTCACAGCGGACGACCTCTGATGGCCACATCTGGCACGATCACTTACAGCCTAACGGCGCGCGGCGTGGTCACGCATGCGCTGCGGCGCATTCGCGTTACGCCCGTGTTTGACGATCCATCCGCCGAAGACATGGCCATGGGGATCGCAGAGTTAAACCTGATGCTCAAGGGCTGGCAGTTGACCGGCCCGCATCTGTGGCGGCAGACCGAAGGCTCCGTCACTCTGCTGGCGAATACAGCTTCCTACGTTTTGTCGCCGCGTCCGCATCGCATCAGCGAATGCCGCTACCGTGACGCCAACAGTCGTGACCTGCCGATGGAGGAGCTAACCCGCGTCGAATATTTTGAGATGCCGCTCAAGACGACGACAGGCATTCCGACGCAATACTACATGGACCCACAACGGTCATCGGCAACGCTCTACATCTGGCCGGTGCTGTCTGCCGTCACGACGGAAACCCTGAAATACACCTACAGCCGCGTGTTTGAGGACGTGGCCAGTGCGGACGAAGATTTGGACATCCCGCAAGAGTGGCTGGATGTCGTGTCGCTGGCGCTGGCCGACAGGCTGCAAGGCTTCTATGGCAAGTCAGACGACCGGCTGACGGCTCGCGCTCAGGCATCGGTAGCTACGGCCAAAGCCATGGACCGTGAAGACTACGTGCGCTTTGTTCCGGATATGCGCCGATGAGGTTTCCCATCGCCCTCGGCACGCAAAGCAACAAGGGCAAATCCCCCCTTGAGGGCATCGCTCGGCTGATCAACTGCCGCGCTGAAGTCGTAGGCGACGAGCAAAGGGTTAAGGTCGCGACACATGCTGTGGCTGGGCTGACCACGCTCGGCACGCTGTCAGGCTCCGGTGGCATCCGCGCTATGCTGGAGGTCGACGGGATCGGCTATGCGGTGTGCGGCCGCGTCGTGCATCAGTTCGAAGCGGGCGGCACAAGCACGGTTTTTGGTGGCATGCCATCTGACGGGCTCGTCACTATGGCGCGCAACGCGCGATCAGCCGGCGCGCAAACAATGATCGTGTGCGATGGGCTGGGGAAGTTTATCCAGGGCGGCTCTGTCGTCGACATCACGGACACAGACTTCGGCTCGCCCAACTCGGTCTGCTCCGTGGCCAATCACTTTGTTACGTCGTCCCCGGATGGGTATCTGAGATCAAGCGAGATCAACGACGCCACCGGCTGGGATGGCCTGGACGTGACGGCGGCGCAGTCGGACCCGGACGGGCTGCTCAGGGCGGTTTCACGTGGAACCAGCGTGATTGCCTTTGGTCAACGGTCGTTTGAGGTTTGGGACTACACGGGCAGCAATGACGGGTTTCCGTTCCAGCGTTCACAGTCAAGCCGCGTCGGCTGCTGGTCTGCCGCTTCTGTCGTTTCCGCTCCGATCATTCGGCCCGATCTGGTCACGGACGCCATTGCCTGGGCGGCGACGGATCGTGACGGCGCTTATGCGGGGATTGTCATTCTCGATGGCTACACGGCGCGCAAAATCAGCCATCACGACGTTGACCGGGACATGCGCGACTGCGCAGATCCAACGACCATCACCGGCATGAGCTGGACCGACGCCGGCCACGCTTACATGGCTTGGACCATCCCAGGCGTGACGACGTGGGTTTACGACACGGCCACGAGCCTGTGGCACGAACGTCAGAGCTATGGCCAAGGGCATTGGAACATTGGCACGACGATGGTGCTTGGCGGGCGCGTGGTTGGCGGCCATCGAAGCTCGCCCAATCTTTACTTTGTCGACCCGAACGCCAACGACGAAGCCGGCACGCAGCTTGTCATGACGGTGCAAACCCCGCCCGTGCATGCCTTTCCCGATCAGATTGAGGTCAATGCTTTGTATTTGGATTGCGTCACCGGGGTCGGACTCAACACCACGACGCCGGCTGATCTTGACCCCGTCGTGTCGATGGCCATGAGCCGAGACGGCGAGACATGGGGGACGGAATTAAGCCGCGCGCTTGGCCGGCAGGGCAACAGCAACAAGCGGCTTGCCTGGCATGGGCTTGGGACGTCGGATCATCGCGGCATCAGCTACAAGTTTTCTGCCTCGGCAAAGGTGGTGAAAACGTTCATGAGCATCGCGGCTGATGGGGCCAAGATAGCCGCATGACGCTGACCCTACCGCCCGCGCATGAATCCGGGACACTTGAGCAAGGGCGGTTTCGCGAGCCGTGGTATCGGTGGTTCTTTGACGCCACCAAATTGCTCAACAGCCTGAACAGCACCCTGACGGCGCTGTCTGGCGACGTTGGCGGGCTGCCTACGTTTGGCACGGCGGCAACGGAAGACACAGGCACGTCAGGTGAAAAAGTACCGCTCCTCAACGGCGTCAACGCGTGGTCCGGGCAACAGTATTTCGCCATGGCTACCTTGACGGATGCGGCCAGCATTGCGTGGGACCTCAATACCGGGCAGGTGGCCACGGTAACGCTGACCGACAATCGCACGCTGGCCAATCCGACCAACATGCGAAACGGCGGCACCTATCAGTTGATCGTGCGGCAGGACGGAACCGGCTCACGGACGCTTGGCTATGGCTCGGCATACAAGTGGCCATCGGCCACGGCTCCGACGCTCACCACGGCGGCGAGCTCCATTGACCTGCTGACGTTCATCAGCGACGGGTCAAGCATGTATGGCGTTGCCGTGAAGGCGTTTGGCTAATGCCGCTGATTTACCCAACCGGGCACTTCGCCAGCGGGCGGCAGGCGCCGGCGTTAATCTTGAACGGCACCGACGAGTATCTGAGCCGCACGCCATCGGTGAGCAGCTTTCCGGCCAGCACGCGGGCTTGGTCAGTTTGGGTTTACCGCACGACTGCCGCCAGTAACGACCCCATCATGAGTTCGGCTCAGTCGGTCTCGGATGGGCGGATCTACATCAACTCGAGCAATCAGATTGTCTACCACGAGCGCGCGTCTCCTGGGCTTTCCACCAAATGCCTCGTCACTTCGACCACGGCGGCCCTTGTGGCAAACACGTGGTTCCATGTGTTTGTCGTGGTGAACTTTTCCGCGGCGAGCGGCGAGCGGGTGCGGTTCTGGGTCAACGGGACTGAGACGCTTAAGACAGTCTCGACCGCTTACGACGGAACGTCTTCCATTGGCCTCACGCTGGCGCATCAGATCGGCCGCGATCAGGTGAGCGGTGACTGTTTCGGCGGCAAAATTGCCCGGTATCACTGGATGGACACAACAACAGCGAGTGTCAGTGATTTCGGCGCGCTTGACGGTGGGGTCTGGAAGGCAAAGCCCAACCCCGCGCCGACCTACGGCAACAATGGGTTTTTCTTCGATTTCAGTGATGCAAACGACCTCGGCAACGACGCCGGGTCAACGCATGACCACGCACTCAACAACATCGACTCGTCCAACTACACGAGCGATGGCCCGCCCATCTTGGAGGCCTAAGCCATGCCCTCACTCGGTTCTCTGTTTGGCAGCTTCACGGGTGCCAACCAAAAGAAATACGCCGACCAAGCCTATCAGCAGTCTTCAGCGGCGCTTCAGGGCGGCTACGACCAGGGCCGCGAGCAGATGGAGCGGTACAACACGCAGGCTAGGGGCTACCTACAGCCCTACGCCCAACAGGGCGGGCAGGCTAATCAGCGCTACGGCACCTATCTCGGACTGAACGGCGCCGACGCCCAACGTGGCGCACTGGCTGAGTATGCGGGCCAAGACCCGTTCCGGCAGCACAACGAGGACATGGCCACCCGGGCGATGTCACGGCGCTATAATCAAATGGGCATGCTCGACAGCGGCAACAGCCGGCTCGCCATGAGCCGCGCCATGCTCGACCGTGGAAGCCAGGACTATGAGGCGTATCTCAACCGCTTGGCCGGCATGGGACAACAGGGATACGGCGCGTCATCGGCCATGGCCGGCATGGACAGCAGCCTTGGAAACAACCTCGGCCAGATGCGGATGGGGCTGGGTCAGGCCCAGGCCGGGAACGCGATCCAATACAACAACGCCAGAAGCGCTGCTGACAGCATCTTGCCGAACAACCTGATCAAGCTTGGGGGAATGGCAATCTCTGCCTACACGGGCATGCCGATGGGCATGCGTCCGCAAGAGCAAGACGACGGCAAGAACGGCGGAATCAACTCGCTGCAGGGCTACCTCAACGGCTACGGAGCGAGGGTCTGACATGCCAAGCCTTCCTCAATACTTGATGGGGCTGCAGGGCCAGCTTGACTTTGAGCCCATCAACCAGGGCCTGGGTCGCTACTTCCAACAGCAGCAACTCCAGCGCGAGAACGAATTTAAGCAGCGCCAGATGGGCATGGACGAGCAGCGCCTCGGCTTTGAGGGCGAGCGGCTGGGCTTTGACCGGGCGGCGGCAACCCGCGCGCAAGAGCTGTTCCCGTTGCAGCGGCAGCAAATGCAGGGCGGCATCAGCGCGCAGAATCAAGCCTTGCGCTCTGCTGAGCAAGAATACGGCTTTAAGGGCGAAATGCATCCGCTCGAACTTGCGGCCAAGCGCAAGGCGCTTGAATCGCAGAAGTTCGGAACGATCAAAGAGGGCGATATCCCCTATGCCGTCGACCCCAGTGCGCCGGGTGGCGTTCGCTTCCTTGAGGTTCCCAACGCATCAGGGCCTGGGCAAAAAAAGTTCAACGAAAAGGCGGCAGAAGGCACCGCAGAGCGCTATGTGGCTATTGCCAAGCATGGCGACACGATCCCAGAGCAGATGTTTAACCTGAAGCGGCTTGAAGACCTCAGCACCGTCATTGGAGCGCCGAACGCTAAAACGCAAATCGCCGCCAAGTTCGGGCCGACGTTAAAGGCGATGGGGCTCGACCCCAAAAATATGTCCGAGATCGAATTGTTTTCGTCTCTGGTCAGCAAGATGGCGCCCAATCTGCGCCCTCCTGGATCTGGCGCAACGTCCGATTTCGACTTGCAACAGTACATCAACTCGTTGCCTCAGATCGTTCAGACTGTCCCTGGACGGCAGATGCTTATTCAGCATTTGCGCGCCGTTGCGCAGTATTCGGACGCGCAAGCCAAGATCGCCAAGAAAGCGATGCTGGGCAAGATCACGCGCGATCAAGCCGAGATCGAAATTGAATCCCTACCCGATCCGCATTCAATCTGGCGGCAGGCTGTTGGCCAGCAAACTGCGCCGACAACTCAGGCCGCGCCGGCTGCGCAAGCGGGTGGGCCGCAACCAGAAAGGGCCGTACGCGTGCGCACGCCTGAAGATGCGCGCAAGCTGCCAAGCGGCACGACGATCATCCTGCCTGACGGGTCACTTGGGAGAGTTCCATAATGGCTGACCCCTGGGCAGACTTTCGTATTCAGGCGCAGCAAGCGCCAGCCGCCGATCCCTGGGCAGACTTTCGCGTTGAGGCCCAATCGCCTATTCAGCGGCCCGCGCCAATTCCACGCCCCGGCCCCGTCGAGCGGCCAATGGATGCTCCGGCTCGCCAGCGCACGCCGGGTCGCAGCTTGGCGCCACCCGCCGCTATGCCAGGGGCCGATGCCACAGCAACGGGCATGGCTGAAGAGCCAACGGCACCGGGAGCCGGCAGGTTTGCCAAGCCGGACGGATCGCCAGCGCTTGAAGCGCCTCGCGGCGTTCCGTCCCGCGAGGAAATCCGCAAAATCCTTGACGGCGCCCCGCCTGACATCCGCAAGAAGGTGCTCAAAGAATGGGCTGACGCAAAGGTCAAGGAAGAGCGCTCCCAGGGCGGCATGAAAGCCGTCAACACATGGATCGACGACCGCGTCAGAACGTTGGCGCGAGGCACGCCGGTCGGCTCCTGGCTCGATGAAGCCAACGCGGCAGCCTATAACCTCGTTGGCGTCCCGTATGACGAGCAGCTTGCTTATGAGCGGGCCAAAGACGAGGCGCGCGACTCTGAAGCATCGACGCTTGCCACGGTGCCAACGCCGCTAGGCGATCTTCCGGTGACGACATCGGGACTTGAAAAGCTGGCAGGTGGCTTGGCTTCAACGCGCGCGTTCCCTGGCCTTACCCTCATGCAAGGAGCGTCATTGATCCCGCGCACCGTCAACGCGACAGCCACAGGCGCTGCGTATGGTGGCCTATACGGAGCCGGTGAGGGCGACACCCTTGGAGATCGTGCAGTCAACAGCGCAGTTGGCACATTGACGGGTGGCGCGCTTGGCTCTGCAATTCCCGTGGTTCAAAACGCTGTCACGGGGCCAATCAACTCTCTTGCGCGATATATGAACCGCCCCGGCGTTCCTGTTGCTGGAATGGATCGCCGCGCGGTGACGAAGGTTGCGGGCTCCATGGAGCAAGACGGAGTTCCTGCCGCCTACGCTCAACGGCGCGCGGAGCTTGGCCCCGAAGGCATGCTTGCCGACATGGGCGATAATCTCCGCATGGATGCCGCCCGCCTAGCGCGCAATCCTGGCGAGGCTCGCAGCACCGTCATCAATGCGCTCGATGCACGTCGGCAGGGCTCGCAAGGGCGCATAACCGCCGAGCTCGACGACGGAATTGGAGCGCCATTACCCGTCCCGCAAACGGTTGAGCAGATTCGCCAGACGGCCTACGCGCAAGCGCGGCCCTTCTATGATGAGTTTTACCAGACGCCGATCCCCTACACGCAAGAACTTGTGACGGCGCTGCAGCGTGTTCCGCAATCAGCTTGGCAGCGAGCCGCACAGCTTGCGGAAATGGAAGGCGTAAACCTTCAGAACGTGATGAACACTGGTCGCGGTATTGACCTTGTCAAGCGGGCTGTCGACGACATTGCTAGCGGTGCCGAACCTGGGTCAAACCTGCAGCGCATCTCTCGCGATCTGTCCCGAAACATCAGAAACGCAACCGATGACATCCTAAGCCCAGGCGGCACGCCGCAAACCAGAGCGCAAAGCCCATGGGCGCAGGCGCGCCGTCTTGCTGGCAATTCGAAGCAATTTGAGGAAGCGGTGGACATGGGGCGCGGCGCCTTCAGCCGCAACCTGTCTCCGGATCAGATGCGCGTCGACCGTGGCCGACTGGGTTTCAACCAGCAAGCCGCTTACGACATTGCCGCCCGAGATCAGGTTCGCCAGATTGCGGGCAACGCTTCTTCGGCTCAGGGCTCGACCGGAGACAACGCGGTGCGCCGCGCTCTCGGCTCCGACAATGCCCGCGAGAAATTGGAGCTGATTGCAGGCCCGCGCGCAGCGCAGAACATTACCCGCCGATTGGACGCTGAGTCGACATTTGCGCGCACTCAGAACGACGCCACGGCTAACTCGATCACATCGACCATGAATGCAGCGGCCAAGAAGTGGCCGGCGCCTGACGGTGGTGCGGAGGCGAGGGCTGAGTTGATTAAGTCGTCGCTGCAGGGCCAAGCGATGGCGTTGGCTCACCGCATCGTCAATTCGATCCGAAATGGCGCCGTTAACGAGCGGCTTGTTCGCGAGCAAGCCGACGCCGCCCGCATGCTGGTTGCGCAAGGCGCAGATCGTGACGCTATCGTTGGCGCTCTCATCCGGTTTTCGCAGCGTCAACGGCTGAACGGTCAACGCAGTCAGGCGATTGAGCGTGTCATCCGCGACCTGATGCAAGCGCCGCGCGGCTTGGCCGTTCAAAGCACCACGTCAGAATAACACCCCTCCCAAGTATCCGCGTTCCCTTCAACTTTGAGCCGCAAGGACTCAGGGAATGACCGACTCTATCGCAGTGTTTAGCCCGATGGTGCGCATCACGGATGCGTCGGGCAATCCCGTCTCAAACGGGACCGTCGAATTTTACGAAGCGGGCACGTCCACGCCGAAAACCGTCTACGCCGACAAAGACCTGACCTCGTCACTCGGGACGACGGTTTCGACGGATTCGTCCGGCTATCCGAAGACATCCGGCAACGCGCGCACATTGGTGTTCACTGGCACCAGCGCTTTCAAGATGATCGTGAAGGACTCGGCCGGCACCACGCTTGTCACCCATGACAACGTCCCCGGCGCTGTCGCAACGCCAGCAACTGACGAGATTGCCCTTCCTGAGACCCCGGTCAGCTCCAAAACCAGCACATACACCGTCGTCGCGGCCGATCAGGGGAAGGTGATCAACGCCAACCCGACCTCGGGTAGCTTTGCGATCACGCTGCTGTCGGCGGTTACGGCAGAAGACGGGTTCCGCGTCACCGTTCGTCATGCAGGCACGGCAAACGTTGTTACCATCCGCACCACGGCCGGCCAAACCATTGGCATTTCCGGCGCTTCCGTCACGTCGTTTTCGCTCAAGAGCCTCGGCGAATCCGTGCAGTTCGTTTCGGATGGCGGCAACTGGTATGTGGACGGCTCCACGCCCGCGCTGATGCTGGACGGGCTGGCGTTCTTTAAGATCGCGGACCGCCTGACCGCGCCACCAAGCTCCCCCGTTGGTGGAGCCCGCTACATCATCAACGGCACGCCCACGGGCGTTTGGTCAACGCTCTCGTTCGCGCAGCACGACGTCGTGGAAAGCGACGGCAACGGATCGTGGTTCCGCTACACGCCAACTGAAGGCTGGCTCGCCTACGTTGAGGACGAAAACCTTTACACGGCCTTCATCGGCAACGCCTGGGCCGATCAGACCGGCATGTCAACCCCGTCGACGTCAACCCTCAAAATGGGCATTTGGCTTGACCAGAGGGCAGACGGCACGTCTACCGGCAGCACCACGCCAGGCGCTTGGACGACGCACACGCTGCAGACGGAGTCTGCCAACTCCATCACGGGCGCGTCTCTGGCATCCAACAAGATCGCTCTTCCTGCCGGAACCTACAACGTCGATGCTGACGGAGTGTTCTCGCGCGCGGACGGCGCACAACTGCGGCTGCGACTGGAAACGGCCGGCACGATCTTTTATGGCATCAACGGCGTGTCCGGTTCCGGCGCGGACGGTACGCATGGCAGCCAGGTCGTCGCGACCTTCACGCTGGCCAGCTCTGATAACCTGATCCTTGAATACTACCTGCAGACCAACTCGAGCGGCAACGCGCTCGGCACGGCGATGTCAATTGCCAGCAACCTTGAAACCTATGCGTATGTCCGGGTTTTGAGCCTTACGGCATTGCAGGGGCCGCAAGGTGCGCAAGGCGCGCAGGGCACAGACGGGCTCGACGCCTCATTTGACTATGCCTGGAGCACGGCCACATCAGGAGATCCGGGCTCAGGTAAGATTAGGGGCAATCACGCGACCGTTGCCAGTATTACAGAAATTGGTATTCACAAGCTGACGGCATCAGGGGCCGATATCGAAACGGAAATTGCGACCTGGGATGACAGTACGTCGTCGATTCGCGCCAAGCTCTACATTGTAAAAGAGGGCAGTCCCGCCAACCGTCACAGTTTTGCCATCAGCGGGGCTGGCACGGATCAGGGCGACTATTGGACGTTTCCCGTTACGTTCGTTGGCACGGCTGGGACAATCAGCAACACCAATGCCGTTGCGGTCAACCCGGTTCTAAAGGGTGACAAAGGCGACGCTGGAACAAACGGCACCAACGGGACGAACGGCACCAACGGTGCCACGGGCGCGACGGGTGCGGCTGGGGTTTACAGTTTCGACTGGGCTTTTGACACAGGCACAACGGCTGCGGACCCCGGCACAGGCAAAATACGCGCCAACAACGCAACGCTGTCGTCTGCAACAGCTCTTTACATCAATGAGACAGACCGCCTCGGTGTGTCGCAAGCGGCGGCAATTGCGCAATGGGACGACAGCACCACGACGGTGCGAGGCTATCTAACGCTGGTTGACCTAGCGACGCCAGCAAACAAGGTTCGGTTTTCGGTGTCCGGCACGAACACGGACAACGGGTCTTATGATACGATCAACGTCAGCTACGTGTCAGGCGTCACGAGCCTGACTGCGGTCAATGTTGCGGTGCTGTTCGAACGCAGCGGCGATAAGGGCGCAGACGGGGCGGGGACAGGCGATCTCGTCGCAGCCAACAATCTTTCGGATGTCGCAAGCGCCGCAACGTCGCGAAGCAATCTAGGTCTTGCGATTGGCACTAACGTTCAAGCGTATTCAGCCGCTTTAGCATCATATCCTGACCCGACGGCAAACGACGCTGATTCTTTGGGCACGGGCGCGGCCTCGTGGTCTGATCTGTTCCTCGCGTCCGGCGGCGTGGTCAACTTCGCTAATGGTGACGTGACTGTCACGCACTCAAGCAACGCGTTGGCCTTTGCGGGCGCGGATGCTGGCTATACCTTCTCGCATTCCGGCGCGACAAACATTGCCGTTCTCATCGCCACGCATGGGGGCAGCGGCATCAAGTGGAGCCACGCCAACACGGACTATTACGGCTCGACCGGGACGCTCAACGGCGCCGGCGTTCCTTTTCTTGCATTTTTAGCCGAGCATTCGTCAACAGCCAACACGCTGAAAAACGGCGGCTCTGGCCTTAAAGGTATGTACGCAGTTTATAACGGCACAACGCTCGACTTCATATTCAACGGTGTTGCCACGGCGAATGCGGACTTTTCGTCAACCGTGACCGGGTTCTCGATGACGCCGGCCGGCGCGTTGACGATTGCAAGCGACTTTTCGAATGGGACAAGCGCAAAGACAACAACGGGGGCAATCGAACTTGGCCATGCGACCGACACGACTGTGTCGCGCGAGAGCGCCGGCATAATTGCGGTTGAAGGCGTGCCGCTGTATTCGCAGATCCCGCAGAATTCGAAATCGGCCGCCTACACCCTTGTCTTGGCTGATGCTCAGAAGCACATTTATCACCCAAGCTCAGACAACAACGCAAGGACGTTTACGATCCCGGCGAATTCTTCGGTCGCCTATCCTGTCGGAACGTGCCTCACGTTTATCAACGCCATAAACACGGTAACAATTTCTATTACGACGGACACGCTGACGCTTGCGGGAGCCGGAACCACGGGGAGCCGCACTCTTGCGGCAAACGGCATGGCCACAGCGATTAAGGTGACATCGACGTCGTGGATGATTTCAGGAACGGGGCTAACCTAATGGGACCATCATTTGCATCTTTGATCGCGTCGGCTGTTTCCAGCAATACGGTGGCGTCGCGTTCGTTTTGCACGAACGCGCAGTCGGCGACTGACGCATCGACATACACCTTTTCGAGCCAATCAATCGGCACGGCGGCGACAGGCCGACAAATTGTCATCGGCGTGGCTGGCGGTAGGGGCGGAACGGTGTCGGTAACGAGCGTCACCGTTGGCGGCAACGCGGCGACGCAGCTCTGCACCGACGAAGGATCTGGCGGCGGCGCGAACCAGCGCACGGCGCTCTACATCATACAGGTAGACACAGGCACCACAGCAGACATCGTTGTCACGTACTCGGCAACATGCGCGCGTTCCGGTATCGGCGTGTGGGCTGTCTACGATCTGCAATCATCAACGCCTGTTGCCACCGCCACAAGTCAGACCGTTGCCCCGTACACATCCGGCAGCTTGTCACACACTGCGGGCGGTGTCGGAATTTATGTTGCTTACACTTACTATTCCGGGGGCCTGCCAACGCACTCCGCCACCAACGCGACCGAACGCTATGACATCGACACCGAGGCGAGCGTTTTGCCCCACACGGGCGGAGACACGACGTTCTCAACAACAGGTTCAACAACCATAACGGTCAATCCGACATTTCAAACGGCGGGGTCGGCCTGCTTTGTGTCTCTCAGATGAGACCAGAGTTCCAGAAACACCGGCGTGAATCGCCCGCTGTGCCAATGTGTGGCGTGATTTTTGCGGGGTCATGACATGGCGCGCATCATCGAAGACGGCGGCAGCGTTGCCACGGTCTTGAAGCCGCTGCGCATCCCGGTCTACGAGCCGGCGCGGCTTCCCGATCCCGTGACCTGCACCGGAAGCATTATCCTCATCAACGACCGGCGCGACGGCAACCCGCGCCCGTCTCTCGCTGTGAGCAATGGCGCAAGCTGGGATATTTACGCCCGCGTGGACCAGGCGCAACAGGTCACGCAAATCGTGCAATCTCCGACAACTGTCGAGGTCACGCCGCTCGTTGTGGCAGCGGTTCGTGATATGTTGCCGGCATTGGTCACGCGTGCAACTCAACAGGCATTGCCCGCACCAATGGACAACCAAAACACAGGCGCTTTAGCGCAAGCTCTGCTGGAATTGGCAGAGCAAATGCAGGCCATGCAATCTCGCATTGTTGAGATCGAGCAGACAGCCCTCGGCCGCGTCGAGGTGCAGCCGTGAAGCTCAGCGAAAAAGGCCTAGCCCTCATCAAGTCCCAAGAGGGATCAGTCGGACGATTTCCACCGGGACCCGCGCTTGATGCCGTAGATGAGCGTCGGATCAACGTCGCAGAGTATCGACAACTTATAAGCGGACAGGCCGAGCAAAAGAGCTTCTCGGATGATGCGGACTTTGCCGCTGGTCAACTTCTTTCTGGTGCCGGCAACAAGGCCAGTTTCCCATTGCTTTTTGGTGTTGATGGCGAGCGTCACCCATTCAAGGTTTTCGGGGCGATTGTCTGTCTTGACCCCGTTGATGTGGTTGATGGTGAGCCCCTTTTCGTAGCCCGGAACGAACGCTCGCCCGACAAGTCTGTGAACCAAAAACTTTTTTCTTCGCCCCTCGATTTGGACTGCAATGACATCGTATCCATGAGACTCATTCGACGGAGACAATATCTTGTCTGGCTTAGAAGCAATGTGCGGCGTTCCCCATCGTCCGGTCGTTTCGTAGGTGTAGGCCCGCCGCCTGATGCGGCCATGGCTGGATACATCAAGCACACCCTTGTAGCCCGTGATCCAATCGACTTCTTTCCATTGCTCCATGCGTCACCCTGTAAAAATATGCGCGGGGAATCTGTAGCATGAAAATGAGCGAAAAGGGTCTGGACTTAATCCGAAACGTTGAGGGTTATCACCAGAAACAAAAAGATGGTTCGTGTAAAGCGTACTTGTGTCCGGCCGGGGTCTGGACGGTGGGGTACGGATGCACAGAGGGGATAACGGCAAACACTCACTGGACGCGAGAGGAAGCCGAGGACGCGTTACGCAAGGAGATGGGCGCGCATGAGGCCAATGTTCACAAACTGGTGACGGTCCCGCTCACACAAGGGCAGTTCGACGCTCTCGTAAGCCTTTGCTACAACATCGGCGTCGGAAATCTCAAAAAGTCGAAACTTCTTAAGCATCTAAACGCTGGCGATTACGCGCGGGCAGCCTCGCATTTCTCTGACTTCAAGTATGCGCGTGTGCGCGGCAGCACGGCCCGCCTTTACAAGGTGGCGGACGGGACCAGCGTTGCTCTGGCTGGGCTTGTGTCGCGTCGCGCGGCGGAAACCGAGTTATTCCTTGAGTCCGCCCCAGTTGACGCCATGCCTCAGAAGATCGAAGCGCCAACGTCAAAAATGACGACAGGCGAAGCGCTGGCCAAGGTCGGCGGCGTGGCCACAGTCGGCAGCGGTGGCGCTGTGACGGCCATTCAAGCCCCGCCTGACCTCTCATCTTTGACTGCTTGGAAGGGCGTAGCAGAACAAGGCAAAGACCTCGCCACATGGGCGCTCACTAACTGGCCTTGGTCTGTCGGCGCTGGCGGTCTGTATCTCATTTTGGCTCACGGGCTCCCCTACTGGCAACGGAGGCGCGCTTGACGACACTCAACAACTACGCCCGCCCTGAATGGGCCGCGCCTCGGAAGGAGACGTGGTATGAGCACCTACTACCGCAGCGAGCCACGGACGCAATCAATCAATCGCCTCTAGTCGGCGCGTTGTCGAAATACCTCAACAGCCCCACGCCTGACCTTACGCTTCCGTCACAGCGGGACAGCCAAGTCCCGATGCCGCGCGCTCCATCGTGGTTTGACGACAAGCCGATTGCAGCTGATGCCCTGGACAAAGCTGGATTCCTGGCAAATTTTTTCGCGCCTAGTGTCAGATTGCCGGGCCGCCCACAAATCGCCCGCGCGCCAGAAGGTTCTGGCGGCGGATATGATCGCTCAATAGCCCCGCGCATTGATCCTGAACAGTGGGACAGCCTTACCGCAGCTATTCCAAAAAACGGCAGGCGCGTCGGAGACTTTGATGTTGTTGCTGACCCGCGATTTGATCGCGTGACGTATGATTTGGTGCCTGCTGGCAAGCCCGTTTACGGCGGCGATAACACGTACAACGGCCTTGGGCAATTCCAAGTCAAGCCAGGCCAGAACGGCGGCATTGAAGTCACCAACGCGCGGGTCGCGGACCATTTGCAACGGCAGGGGCTGGGGTCATCTGTCTACGACATGATTGCGCGGGACTTTCCGCAAACCAAACTTGTTCCTTCACCTTGGAACCAGCTATCAGACAATGCCGTTGCATTTTGGGCCAAGCGTGATCGCGACGCACTGCTGAAGACAAGAGATCTGGCCCAGACCGGGTATGAGCCGAATTTATATCCCAACCGCGAAATCCCGACATACGCCCAGAAGCCCCAAGGCATCCGCGCCTACCACGGCAGCCCGCATGACTTCGACAAATTCGACATCAACAAAATTGGTACGGGCGAAGGTGCCCAGGCTTATGGGCGCGGGCTGTATTTTGCGGAAGCGGAGGGAGTAGCGAGGAACTATAGGCAGAACCTAAGCCGTGCAGACGGCGGAACTGATCAAATTGCGCAAACGCTTGTTGATCTTGCAGGAGGCGATTGGAAAAAGGCTCTTCAAAAGTTTGAGAGCAAAGCGCTTTCCCGTGTCAGATCGTTGCGAGACGCAGGGCTAAATTACGAGTTACCCCCGTATGATGTCGCAATTTTGCAGGCACTTCGTAAAGGCGAACCCGGCCGCATGTACGAGGTCAAGATAAACGCTGACCCGGAGACGTTCCTAGACTGGGATAAGCCGCTAGCACAGCAGAGTGAGAACGTACGTGCCTTGTTGCAACATCCTGCAGTGAGGCGACAGGCTGAGTTTTTTAACGACACGGCAGGCGAAAAACTGACCGGGAAATCAGCTTATGGCGCCGTTTCGGGATGGAACACCGCCGGCAATCAGCGGGTCGGTTCAGGCGATACATCAGCCCTCCGCGAAGCAGGCATCCCCGGCATCAAATACCTAGACCAAGGCTCTCGCGCTGCTGGGCAGGGGTCTCGTAACTACGTCGTCTTCGACGACAAGCTGATAGAAATCCTCCGCAAGTACGGCTTATTGCCTCCTGTTGCGGCTGGCGCTGCGTCCCTCGCTCAGCAGCAGGAGCCGCCGCTATGATCTCCGTGATTGCTTTTTTCGGCACCATCGGCGGGCGTCTTGCCCTTGGGGCTGGGCTCATCATGG